CTTAAAGTGTCAATATACATTTTCATTGCCCATTGTTGTTTTTCGAATGCTTTATAAGCATTTTCAAAAAATCTAACTCTTATGTTCTGTTTATGAATTATCTTTTTCATTTTTACTATAGCATCATCCGATGGTAGACAATATTTTTCTATTTCTGTCTTTGTCCATTCTCTATCATCATCAAATCTGTAATACTTATATCTTTTTCCAATAAGCTTATCCATTATGTTATTTAATCTATCTAATATTGATAATTCTTTATAATATAATTCTCTATATCTTACAATTAATATTGGATTATCTTTCAACTTATCTTGTAAGTCAATTTCTGAATATTTCACCAATTCATGAATCGGATTGTCAATAAGTAATTTTGATACAATATCTGTTTCTTGTTTATTTGTATTTTCAGTCATAATGTTTATTATACTCCATTCTTTATTAAATGTAAACCTGTTTTTTGAAAGTTTACATCACTGCTAAAATAATGTATAATGAAATAAAAAATTAAAAAAGGATAATTATCATGGTTATTAAACCAAGTTCTTATTTACATAATTGTAAACTTGATGTTGTAGTGCGTTCCGCTATAACTGAAAAAATAAATCACGGAACTCTAAACTTCTCTTATATGGATATTATAAAAGTAAAAGAGATTATACAACATACATTATTTATAAAAATTGATATGAAGGCTTTTGATCCACATTTATATATTACTCTAAGTGAATTTAGAAATATCGTTGATGATTTGGACCCCAAATTTTCACAAAAAATATTAAATCAATTAGAAATTGACAGAATTTGGATAAGACAAGGAAAAACAATATGAAAATAGCATTACCAGTTGTAATTAAAAAAGAAGGTAAATGGTATCAGGGATTTTTAGAAAATGATAAATTTACTGAAAATAAAGAAATAAAAACATTATCAGACATTAAAAATGTAAGTGATTATAAAACAATAACAGCTTACATAGTTTCTATTGGAGAAGATAGAAAAATTGCCGAAGAATTATTAGAAAAAACTGGATTTGATAGTATATACGTTCTAAATAAACCTGTAGATTTAACAGTAAAGCAATTAAATACATATTTGTGGTCGGATTACTATCCGTTATGTAAAACTTGTAAGAAGAAGTGCAAACAATCACATATAGTTAAATCATTACATTGTGACTCATATATAAAGGCATAGAATGGAAGAAAAAAAGAAAAATTTAAGTATAGATTTCTTAGAAATTTTAATGTTAAAGACTTTTGAAACCGATAAGTTATATACTATAACTTTATCTAATGCTTTCGAAAAACATTATTTTGAAAATGATGATATAGCAAAAATTTATGAATTTACAAAAAAGTATTTAGATGAATATAAAAAATTACCTCCAAGGAATATAGTTTTAAACACTTTAAATGATGAAAAGATAAAAGGTTTATATGAAGAAGTTGATTCAGTAGAATTTGATTCATCACAAAATTATGATTTTCTATTAGATCAAACAAATGAACATTTGAAAAACCAAGCAATGAAAAAGGCTCTACTTGAGTCTGTTGATGTAATAGAAAGTGGAAAAAATATTGAATTAATAAGAGATAAAATAGAAACAGCGTTGGCAAAAGACCTAAAAATGGATTTAGGTTTAAACTACTTTAATCAATTAGCCGAAAGATTAAAGAAAATATTCAACGCAACAGATGTAAACAAAGTTCCTTCATATTACCCTGCACTTGATGAAATAATAAATTATGGTTTTCAACCTCTTACATTATCTGTTTTTGTTGCCAAAATACATGGTGGTAAATCAAATTTAATGGCAAATATGGCTGCAAGACAAGTATTACATGGTCATAATGTTGTATTACTAACTCTTGAAATGTCAGAAGATATGTTTGCCCAAAGATTTGACTCAATATACTCATTATTAGATATTAATAGAATGTATTTTGGTGATAATAAAAAGGAATTGGCAAAACGACTTAAAAAAGTAAAAGATAATAAAAATAAAGGTCAGTTATTAATAAAACAATTTCCAACAGGTGCTGCATCAGTAAAAGATTTTAGAGTATATTTAAGAGAGTTAACAATAAGAGACATCTATCCATCAATTGTATATGTTGATTATATTAACTTAATGAAACCGGCTATGGTTAAAGAGTTAGGTTTATATTCAACTGTAAAAACAATAGCAGAAGAAATAAGAGCATTATCATTTGAATTTAAAATACCATTTATATCTGTATCTCAATTAAACAGGGAAGGTACATTTGTTGGTTTTGAAGAACTTGATTTTAATTATATTTCAGAAAGTATGGGTGTTCCGGCAACCGCAGACTTTATGAGTATGATGGGAGCAGATGAAGACTCATTAATATATGAATCTGAAATTCACAATAAAATAGTAAAAAATCGTTTAGGTGGTAGAGTTGGTGATTCATGGAAGTGTTATTATGATACCAGAACATTAAAGATATATGATGAAACTGAAATGGATATGTGGATTGAAGATGCAAAAGCAACAGGGGATGAAAGAAACCCATACAAGAAAAAACAAATAATAAGGAAGGGTAGAAATAAATGATTTTAAAGATTAAAAAGGCAAAAGATGTTTATCCTGAATTAATAAAAATACCAAAATATGAAACAAAAAACGCATCTTGTTTTGATGTGAGAGTGATAGAAGATGTTGTATTATATCCTGGTGAAATAAAACCAATAAGAACTGGATTATTCTTTGAAATTCCAATAGGTTATGAAATGCAAGTAAGACAAAGAAGTGGTATTTCATCAAAATTTCCTAATTACATTGCAAATGCACCCGGAACTATTGATGCTGATTATCGTGGTGAACTTTTTATACTAACTGTAAATAATACTAAAAAACCTTGGAATATTGAAATGGACACAAGATTTGCTCAATGTAAAATATCAAAATCAGAACAATTTGGAATTATTGAAACGAAAGAACTAAGTGAAACTGAAAGAGGTTCTGGTGGTTTCGGACACACAGGATTAAAATAATGAATTTAGATAAAAAATACGAAAAATGGTTAGAAAATCAAACCTTTGAAGAAGTTGATGAAAATGAACTAAGAAAGGAAATAATTGATGAACTAACATTTTTAAGTAGTATGGGTGTTGAAGAATACTCTTTATATACTAAATGGATACAATTAAATGAAAAATATGGTGAAAAAACACAAAAAAAGGAAATAGATAATTTAAATGTATTTTTTACTAAAAGTAAATCAAATACAGGTATAGAAATACTTGATATTGTTAAAAATAGTTTGTGGATTCCAAAAAATCCAAATGATTATAAAAACCTTGATGTAGAAGTAGTTTGGATAAATGGTGATAGTTATCTAACAAAAATATGGAATTGTATGAGAGATTTCTGCACTACTCTTGTAAATAATTCAAATGTTGGGAGAAATTTAGGATTTATAATAAGGGATAAAATTACACAAAAACTATTAGGTTGTATAACAATATCAAGTGATTTTATGGATTTATCTGCAAGAGATAATTTTATTAAATGGTCAAAAGAAGTAAAAACAGACCAAAAAATGATAAATCATACTTGTATAGGATCGACTATAATTCCAACACAACCATTAGGTTTCTCATATGTTGGTGGAAAATTAATAGCATTATTAACAATATCAGAAGTTATTGAAAATACTTGGAATCAAAAATACAATGATAAACTTGTTGGCATAACAACAACATCACTATATGGGTCATTTTCTCAATATAATGGATTAAAACATTGGAAAAAAGTAGGTCGTTCCGCTGGTAAGATATTATATAAACCATCAACCAAAAGTGTAAAAAAAATTAAAAGTTGGTTAAAACGTAATCATTCAAAAAAATATTGGGAATGGTATTTTGCTGAAAGAGAAAGTGGCCTACCACTAAAGAGAAATTTTATACAAAGATCATTCAATTTTACATATTCAAAATTTAAAATTGATAAAAATATAAAAGAATCTAATCATGAAAGAGGTATTTACTTTTGTGAACTATTTGAAAATACAAAAGAATTTTTAAAAAAAGAAATTGATGAAAATCAATTAGTTAGAAAATTTGACAACTCTGTTGAAAATTTAGTAGAATTATGGAAAAAAAAGTATGCAGAAAAACGAGTAAATTCAATACTTAAAGATGGTAGATATACCAAAGATATACTATTTTATGACGATTTAATTGGAATGGAATGGAATGAGGTAAAAGAAAAATATCTTAAACAGGTTGGGAGATGAAAAAATGTTTGAAGATTTAGTTAATAAAAGTTGTGAAAATGCAACACCAGAAGAAATAATAAAAGCATTAGAATATAATTTAGAACAAAAACAAAAACTTATAGATCAATTAATAATTGAAAGTTTAGAAAAACAAATATACATAATAGAATTAGAAAAATTATTAAAAGAGTTAGAAGACTTATAAAGTTTACAATAACATAAAATTGTGTTATAATATAAGAAAAAATCAAGGAGTATTAAATGTTTCGTAATGTTCACTATGAAAGTAATAGAAATTTAATTCATTTATGGGAAACAATAAATGGTTCAAATGAATATACAACTTATGATTGGGTTCCATATGTTTATATATTAGACAATGAAGGTGAAATAAAAACTATTGATGGTAGAAGTGTAAGAAAAGTAGAATTTGACTCATATCATTCTTATTATGAATATTGTAAAGATAATTTAGGTGTATTTGAAAATAAAGTAAAACCTGAAATACAATTTCTCGCAGAAAGATATTATAAAATTCCCGATGATGAAATAGAAGTTCCCCAATTACTAACCTATTCATTTGATATAGAAGTAATCCGTCCAATTGGTTTTCCAGACCCAATGATAGCGGAAGACCCCATTGTTTCTATATCTTTAATAAATTCAATAACAAAAGAAATTATTACATTTGGTGAAAAACCTTATAATGGAGAGGGTAAATATTTTCATTGTAAAACAGAACCAGAACTATTAAGAAAGTTCTTTGATTACCTTTCTAAAAATATGCCAGATGCTTATTCAGGTTGGAATATATATGGTTTTGATTTACCTTATATAATAAATCGTTCAAAAAATATATTTGGTGAAGAAACAAGTATTTATAAAGCAATGTCACCAATAAGAGTGATAAAAATCTGGAAACAAAAGAATGAAGAAGCAATTAATATTGATATTGCAGGTGTTCATATACTTGATTATCTTGATATATATAAATGGTATAGCCCCAATAAATTAGAATCTTATAGACTTGATTTTGTTTCAAAATTTGAATTAGAAAAGGGTAAGCTTGATTATTCAGAGTTTGAGGATTTAAGAGAATTATATCATAAAGATTGGAATAAATTTGTTGAATATAATAGAATCGACTGCTTACGAGTTGACCAATTAGAAGATAAACTTGGATATATAAGACTTATTCAAGCATTATCATTACTTACAAAATGTCCAATGAAATTTTATGCAGCAATGACACATCTTATAGAAGGTGCGTTATTGACACATTATAGAAGAAACAATATGTGCGCTCCTTATTTCGCCGGTGGGACACAAGAGGGGTTTGAGGCGGCTTTTGTAAAAGAACCACAAGCGGGTATGCATGATTGGGTTATTGATATTGATATAACATCATCATATCCATCACATATTATAACTTTAAATATGTCAAACGAAACTTATTTTGGTAGAATAATTGATACTACTGAAGATAGAGTTGTATTACAAACAAGAAATAGGGAGTTTGAAAGATTCTCTTTGTTAAAACCAAATGGTTTGGTTGAATTTAAAGGAGATAAATTAAATAAATTTAATGATGCATTAAAAAGAGGTTTATTTGCTATTGCACCTTGTGGTTCTGTATTTATGACAAGACCGAAAGGAGTTATTGCCGATGTTGAACAAAATATCTTTGCAAAAAGAAAAGATGTTAAAGGTAAAATGAAATTACTTCGACAACAAGCTGCAGAAAAAGAAAGTCCAACAGAAAAAGAAAAGTTAGAAGTTCGTGCAAAAGAACTGTTCTCATTACAATGGGCTATTAAAATTCTATTAAATGCAGTATTTGGTATTACTGCTGTTCCATATTCAAGATATTTTAATACAAGTATTGCAGAAGCAATAACATCTTGTGGTAGACATACCATTAAACAAGGTCAAGTATTTGTAAATGAGTATTATAACAATAAAAAATTAAATACAAAAATAACTGATTGGGTTAAATATATTGATACTGATTCACTTTTTATAGGACTCGGTGATTATATGAAATTGATTCACTCAGATTGGGAAAACACTTCAGATGAAGATAAAGTTAAAATAATTCTTCAAGAAGCAAAAGAAATTGAAAAATATGTTAATAATAGAGTATATGATGAAGTTCAAAAAGGTGACTATAACTCACAAGTAGATGATTTTAAAATTGGATTCAAACAAGAAATTATTGCAAAGAAAGCATTATTTGTCAAAAAGAAAAAATATGCCTTCTGGTGCATTAACGAAGAAGGTGTACCTGTTGATAAATTATCTGTAACGGGTCTTGAAATTGTAAGGTCGGATTCATCAGAAGCAATTAGAGAAAGATTACGAATCGTTTATGAAATGATATTGAAAGATAAACCAGAACAAGAAATTATAAATACTATAGAAAAGTATAAAAAAGAATTAAAATCTGTTGCACCAGAGGAAATGGCGGCAAATATATCAGTTAATAATGTATCAAAATATATAGTAAACGGTGAACCAACAAAAGGTACACCTTGGCATATTAAGGGTGTTGCAAACTATAGAAAATTAATAAAAATTCTAAAGTTAGAAAATAAATATGAAGATATACACGAATCAACAAAAGCAAAAGTAATATATTTAAAAAAGAATCCTTACGGTGCTGATACAATATCATTTAATAGATGGCCAGTTGAATTTAATGATGTTATTGAACCAGATTATGATGTAATGATTGATAAATTCTTTTTAAATAAAATTGGGTTCTTATTGGAACCTATGAATAAAATACATTTACTGGAAAATAAATCTGTTCAAAAATCTTTAGATTTATTTTTTGGATAAAGGAAAGGAAAATGTTTGGAAATCTTTTATGGAAAAAATGGGTAATAGGCTGTCATAGGGATGCAATAGTAGGTTATTGGATTGAAGATGGTTCTCATTATATAATAAATGTTCCTTATCAATTGAGGGATGATATAATAAGAATGCAAAACTGGTTATCTGATAAATATCTTAGAATAGAAAGATTAAAAGATAAATTAAGAAGATTAGAGGGTTTCTTTGAAAATGAGAGATAATATAATATTTTTAAGAATTATTCAATATTCTATGATGTTTATATTTTTTACTATGATATTTCTTACACTATTTTTTTCCTGGCAGATGGTGGTAAATTTTTATATATCAAGTGTTATTGTAAATATAATAATACAAATTTATTTTAAAAGTAAATTAAGTTTTCCTATTATTATAATATCGTCATTAATGGGTCCATTATTTACTGTTATACATATATACTTTTATATAAAACTAAAATCTTTAGTAAAAAACTAACTAACATTTTTTGCAAAAGTAATTGCAACTTGACGAGCCTGATCTTCAGTTTTAATGATGAAATCAGGCTCATATTTTCCATTATCCCAATCAAGATCACCGTTAGGTAATTTATCATATTCAATCTTTTTACCTAAACTATCTCCTTTTACCTCATCACCTACACCAAAACCATATATAGCTCTATGACTCCAGCCATACCATTTACCATCTGCTTCTGATTTACCAAAAGAATTTTTCTCAGTTTTTATATGTAACCAATCTTGAAATCTTACCTTATAAGAACCATTAGAATACTTTGGTATATTTTTTAATGACCTTTTTGAAAGTGGTTCCTTTGTTTTATATTCACCACCACCAGCAGTCTTATACACATATTCTTTTGGTTCATTACCAACAAATTTATCAATCTTTTCAATTAATTTCATTACTTTGAACCTTTACCATAAGTAAGAATTGGTTTTCCAGTTTTTATTACCCTTTTAACTAAGTCGGCTTCTTTTTGTTTTAAAGATTTACTAATAGAAGCTAAAATAATATTACCAATCTCATTTGCTAGAACTGTTGGATTAACAAATCCCGATTCCTTTTCCATAACACTTCTATATTCTTTTATATGAGAAACAAGACTATTAAGAAAATATTTTTCTTGGTCGTCTATACTCTCTTTTAAATATTTATCTGTTATTCTCATTATAGATATTTACCTAAAGTAATTTTACTAAACATATCATTGGCTTTTTTTACCCAAGAAGCTTCATCCCTCAATTCAGGATATTTATTCATTTCATTAAATAATTCATTAATATGATCTTTTACACCATAAAAATGATCTTTTAATGTAGTAAAATCTTTCTTATCAAGGTCTTTTAAAAATCCTTTAACATCATATTTCTTCTCTGTTAAATACTTATTTACTATTCTCATATTAAATCCTCTTATTAAGAATTTCTATTCTATCACTTACTATTTTCAACATCATTTTTATCTTCAGAAGATTTTTACTTTCTTTTGATTCATTAATAATAGTTTTAAGTATGTTTATACTATTATTACATATAGTAGAAACATCTATCATTTTTTCATCCAAAAGTAATTCTCTATCCTTGATTTTTTGTTGAATATTTATAACTGAATTTTTCATTATCCTATATGTTGATCAAGAATATTAACCAAATCACCCGCAAAGACATTTCTAATAAAATTAACTTGTTTCCATTCAAGTTTTTTTGTTATCTTTCCAAGTTCAATATTATATAGGTCTTTACCTTTATCATAATAAATCAAAACTCTACCTTTAAACTTTGAACCTCTAACATCAAATTGTATTCCATCTTCTCTAAGAGTTACAAAATTCTTGGCACCCCATGATGCCAAAGCCCATTTATCCATTGCTTTGATTTGTTTAAGAATTTCCTCACCAACTTTGGCTTCATTCAAATATAAATTAATTTTATTAAGTAGTCCCATTTCGTTTTTTCTCTCCCACATAGAATAGCAAATAGCTACTGCTTGCTTTTGGTCTTTTCCTTCTTTACTAACAAGGTGTGAAACACACCTTGTTATATATTCATTTTTTGACTCACCCGATCTTGGTTCTGGCATAATATTACCTACTTAAACAATGATTTTGAGGTATTATAAATCCATTTTGCTTGGTCTGGACTAAAACCCTTATTCTTTTTATAAGTTTTTTCCATTCCAACAGCCATATCATGAATTTCTTTACCAGTACCATCTTTTTCATCTTTTGTTGAACCAATAATGGCTTTTAGAGTTTCATAAGCATCTTTTGTACTATCTTCATTCAAATATCTCTCATAAATTTCATTTAATTTATCAGTTTTTATTGTAAACCCCATTTTAATTTCTCCCTTATGATAATTTCTTTTTAAACTTTATTTTCTTAACGTCCTTTTTGACTTCTTTTTCTGTTTTATCCTTTCCTCTCCACATAGGAGAATCAAATGCAGCGTCTTTTATAGAGGCACAAAATTTTTGTGCCTTTTCTTCATCAAAACCATCCTTTCCTTTCATTTTCAAAACACAAGCATTAAAAAAACCCTTTTCTGTTGGGTCAATACCAATGGTTTCACCAAACTTTTTTAATGATTGTTTTGTCCAACCCTTAGTCTTCAATACATCTTCTTTTAGATATTCTTCTATCATTAACTTTTCAAAGAATTTCATTTTATTAACCTTCCAATTTTTTGTCCTTCATTTCTTTTGCTAATTCAACCATAATATCTTTTATAATTTCAACATAACCTTTACCATAAAAATTCAAAGCTGTAATATTTGTAATATCTTTATGTCCACCAGATTGTGCTAAAATCAAATCATAAAGATTTACTGAAACTTTTTTCAAAACTTCCTTTTGTTTAAATGATAAATTTTTATAAGGTTTATTTGTTATATCTTGAATCGTTTCTTGCCATCTTTCAGAACCAACAAGTCCTTTTATTTTTCCCTCAAATAAACTTACAAAGTCATTAAATTGAAAACCCATAGCATTATTGTCTTTAATGTCCATTTCAAACATTCTCTTAATATATTCTAATGTAAGTTCTTTATTCAATCTAGACTTAAATTTTACTAATACTTTCTTAATTGCAATATCACCTAAATGATATTTATTGGTGCCCTTCATAAATGGATTTTTAGAAACTTGTACAAGACCTACTGGCCAACCAATTATTAAATATTGTGCCCAATCATTATTTTTAAATGGTGTATAACGGTCATAACCTTTTATCATATAACCACCACCATATTGAACAATCGTATTACCAACTCTTGTTTGTTGTCCGTTTTTCAAAGAAGCAATTGCCTTAATACCACCCTCTACAAAGTTTGCTGCTTGATTTGAAACATATTCCTGTTTACCAGCACCGACTTCTTCAGGTGTTTTATAACCTTCTTCTTTTGCCAACTTCTTAATAACATTATATATTGATATTAATGAAGGATTAGACTGTAATACTAATTTTGGTAAAAATCCCTTTTTATTTTTATATGCAAGAGTTAGTGTATTAACAACTAAACCCATCGCCAGTCTATTTTTACTAACATCAAAATTAGGGTCATATTTAAAAGCCGCTCTCATTACATCATCAGGAGAAATACCCTGTGAAGCAAAATCTGCCGAATCAACTGTGCTTATAAGTTTGGCATCGCTTGGTGGAAATAAATCTTTTGGTGATAAAACCTGTGAAATATAAGCAGCATTTGATGGACTACGAACAAAAGATGTTTGAGTTCCCTTTGATACACCTGATTGTTTATCATGATGGTCTGTATGAATATGCATAACTGGTTTACCATGTGCAAAATCAACCATAACAGCCAAAGTTTTATTTTTTGGTTTTGGTATTGCAAATTCAGAACCACCATATTGAACTGTATGTGCATCAACAACTTTTATTCCATAAGATTTAAGATATTGTTTCATACCTATGGCACTTGTAACACCATCCAAATCTATATGAAAATAAATTTCAGCAGTTTTATACTGTTTTGCCAAATTAGTAATATTACGAATACCAGATTCATTTAGCAAAGTATCTTCTATAAAATTAATCTTTTCAAGTATATTCATTACTATATCCTATGGTAGAATTTCACTTATAATTATCTTTGATTTTATGTTTTTAACTGCTAAGTTTATCATCTTAGCAACTTCATCCTTCTCCATATTCTTAAAACCTTCTTTACCATACCATTCTTTCAATAACTTAACGACTAACATTTCAATTTCTGATGCCAATGCCATCGCACCATCTTTAACATCAAAATCTTTTTTTGTCGGCTTTCTTTCTGTTAGATATTTTTCTATAATCATTTTTAGTTCTCCAATAGTTTACCGAATCTTGTTTTAGGTTCTTTCTTTTTTGGTTTTTCGACTTTTTTCTCAACTTTCTTTTCAACCAATTTCTTTTTTGGTTTTTCAATCATTTCTTCTTCAATATTACCAATTTTAATTTTAGGAATTATTGTTTCTGAAATATCTTCCTCAATATTATCAACAATTTTTGCTTCCACTTTAATTGGATTTTCAATTTTAATTGTATCTGTCCAAGGAATTAAAAAGGTTTCATTTGCAATAATTTCTAATCTTGTTGGTAATGTTTGACCATCTTTAAAATCTTGACCCGATATTTCTGATAATGGTTTTATCTCAACAACAACTTTTCCATTATCAATACCAATAGGAAAACCATACTCAACACCTTCTGATATGATTTTCATTGAACCTCTAAGGTCACTTGGTTGAACACCAGATACCTCTATATTGAATTTTAATCTTTTTCTTTCATTTGTATTAAGTTTTATCATTTTTAATATTCCTCTATTGAAAGGACTTCTATTTCTATTTGCTCTTTTTTATCTTTTTCATCATCAATAAATAAACGAGAAACAACAACATGTGGTTTTTTTACCATAGGTTGTTGTAAACCATAACTTGAACCACCATCAACTGTTACAATTCTTTCAATTATAGTAGTTCCACCAGAACCTACTGCCGGTATGAACTTACCCATCGTGGCAATAGCTATACTCATCCCGTTCTAACCTGTTTCCAATTAGTGAATCTTCCGGGTCCATCACCCGGAGATGTTATTTGATATTCACCAATTACGTTATTATTTGAACCAACATCACCTGGAGTTGAATAAATTCTTAATCTCGCACTTGTCAAATTGCCATCACCATCATAAATTGGATTATCAATAAAAATATTTTCATGCACAAGACCAATAATTCTTTTTAAATATTCTTGGTTTTGTATTATAGATGCTGAAATTGACTCTGTATTAGTATTTATATTATTAACAGAATTTCCAAAAGTGTTAGGATTATTATGCGTAGATGTAGATGCACCCCATACAGAATTTGCTATATAAGTACTACCTATAATACCTGTTGGTAATATTACATATGCTGAAGTATCATCAACGCTTTCCCACCAATCATGTGTAATAGTAACTTCTTTTGTTGTTCCATCATAATCATTTATTTTACACGCTTGGTCTTCACCTTTACCAGACCGAATAAATATTGTTTGACCATTATAAGCATCATCATAAGGAGATGCCAAAGCATTTAGTATTATAGTATTTGTTGATGAACCAGCACCTCTTGCAAGACCTTCATTTACATGTTCTCTACCTGAGTCGGAATAAACAACATATTCAGAATCTTCTGCAATAGGTTGAATTTTCCAATTTCTATCAA